GTAACTTTTATAAGTACATGGCGATGTATCCAAATCCGAACACCACGAATTACCCTGCTATGTCAGCGGTAAACGACTACCATTGTCATCCCTACAAAGATCTGCGATAGGAGAACATAATGGCCTTTATCCCCTCCTCATCTAGCTCTGGTGGTACTGCACTTCTTAAACAAGGTTTTGCTTCGCGCAACAATCGAAGGGCTTGTTACCTGATGGTTGCTTATCAGGGCAGTGGCTATCATGTCGTATTTTACGATCAAGATTTCAACGTCATCTTCCCAAATTATCAAACTTACAATACTTCTAACCGTGACTTTGAAGACTATTCAAATATGTTTAGATACCACAGCGGTACGTTTATGACCGACGGTACTATGGGCTTCTCTGGCTACTCTTCAACTAACAGTCATCCATCCTCTTCAAGCAATTACTACGCTTCTTCGTTCATGTTCAACGGAATGAACGGATGCGGATGGCTCCAAGCTTTCTCTGACGGCTCTTTTAGCTCCCAATTTCACGGGTCATACACTTATCAAAACAAGCGTCGAGACATGAAAAGGTACTTCACAACCGACCACACAAATCGCTCGATCATCTACGGTTACTCCAACGGAAAAATATTTGCTCGACACGTAAACGCACCAAGTTTCTTTGATATGCCCCACAAAGGCACAGAGGACTATACAGTCGCAAGTGCTAACGGAAGTATGCGAGGAACAGCCGCATACAACAACACGTTAAAAGAGCTTCATGTTTGCTATGAAAACGCTAGTAACGTTTACTTAATTCGCAAGTATTCCGGTTGGGACTTCGACGCTTATCCCGATCCGACAACAGCTTTTGCAAATGTGACAGGCACTATTGAGTACACGATCACAAATCCAGGGTGGAACGTTAACAACAACGAAAGCAAGTTTAATTCAAAAATGCTTCTCCGCGACGACGGTCAGCTTCATATGTATACCTTCTTCACATCTAGTAGATTTGAGAATTTCTACTGGACCAACCCAACGTCGGCAGGCGGCATCAACACAACGCAAGGGGGAAACTCTAGCAACACAACGTCATACGGATACGACCAAGGCGAAGACTTCGGTATGCACATCATCTCTTCGCGTGACGGTAAAAACTACGCATTTATTTCACCGTATTATTATTACCATTCTGGTCTGAACCATATGTATTCGGGGATGGGGGAGACAGTAAACGGTCCTTCGCACATGCAACATAATAGCGACAGTAGTTACGGCTTTACAGTTTTACCTTGGCGCGATGACGGGTTTTGTACCTACTACGCCGCTAACGGTTATGCCAGTAATTATAGCGGATCGAGATTAGAAAATTTTATATTCGTTGGCGGCGACACCGGAAAGTTAACGCGAGAGGGTAGCGGATACCAATACTTACCGATATGGCATGGGGCAAATACAACGGCCTACCCCGGTTTGGCATGTGTAAACGATTACAGAACATTCAAATACGACGAAAGCGGAATGGGCAGAACCATCGCTTTCAATGATAGCACCATCCAGTAGGAGAAAACAAAATGGCAGAAAAAATATATTTTTTCGATGACGGCACCAAAATCATTGCAGACTGGTTCGATAATCCAGAACCCGACAACATCGAGGCCAGCTTTGCAGTCGAAGACGGCATGTCGCGCCTCGTAAATCGTTACAGCCTCAAGAAAGGCAAGCTCGTAGACGACTACCCAGATGACGACGACGAAGCCGTCTGTGTCAAGGAGCAAGAAGCCGCCGCCGCCGCCGCTAAAAAACTCGAAGACGAGTTGAAGGGAGAATAGACTGATGGATCAATTTTCTGCCTATAAGGCCATGCTGAAGAAGTCAAACATGGCACGTAACGCGAACATCAAACGTGGTGCATCGCAAGCTGGCACGAAGCCTCCTACAAAAAAGATAGGTAGGCGTAAGAAGTGAGTAATGCTGCACGACGGTTAAAGCAAATACAGACTTTAGCCAAAAGCCCAGGATGGAAGGTTGTCGAAGAAGTGATGAAGGAGGAGATCGTTTCTCTTGCATTACAGACAGCTAGAAATCCAAAGAAGACCCCAGAAGAAGCCGCTTACTATGCTGGTTGCTTACAAGCCGCTGAAAACCTTCTGAACATTGTCAACAACCTAGAGCTGAAATTGCAAGGTCAAGCGACCTTGGAGAATTGGGAAGAAAGGAATCAAACAGACCCATTTGAAATACATCCCACCTTGGGAGAACAGCTTCACCACTAACCGCCGCCTAGGCCGCGAAAGGAATGAATTATGAGTATGGAAGATCAAGACCAAATCAATCGGATTGTCTCACAGCAATTAGGTGCGGCTCCGCAAATGGAACCCGCACAGGAACAAGCTCCTTCCCAGGAAACGGAAACTGAAAAAGCGCAAACAGATGCCGCGCCTAAAACAGAGGATGATCGTTCTGATGAAGACCCAATGGCATTTATTGAAATACAAATGGGTGGTGAGAACCGCAAACTAACTGACAAACAAATCGCGGCGACATATGACCGCTACTCAAAGCTAAACCACAGACATGCAGAAATGTCTCCGGTGATTAAAGTCATCGACCAGCTCGTTTCTCAGTCTGGTGCAACGCCAGGTCAAGCCGCACAATACATGGTGGACCTTTTAGCGAAAGCAGGACAGAAGAACGTCACGATGGGTGGCGACGGGCAACCCAGCTCTCGTCCAGGCCAAGACACGCCGCCCCAAAGCATGGAGCCCCAAGGCGATCCATTCGCCGACTGGGAAGCTGAAAATGATGTGGCTCTTCCCCCAGGATACCGCGACCAAGCACAACAGTTTGCCGCCATGAACTCGGAGATGGGGCAAATCAAAAACCTTCTAATGGGTGTCCTCAACTCTGCACGGGGCACAACTGAACAAGCCATCCAGCAACAGAACAATGCTAACGTCATGCGCGAAGAAGCCATGAAGAACAACATACGAGTAAACATCGACAATGCCGCAAACAGACACGGCATCGCTGAAGAGGACTCAGAGAACTTTATGGTGTACATGGCAGAGCGCGGCTTCACGCTTGAAGACTTCATTGACCCAGAGCTTGCTGACAAGGTCGTCAAGGATTTCTCGATGAACCGCAATGGCCCAGAACTAGATCAGCTCAGAAAAATCCATGAGCGCAGGATCGCATTCAAGGGCACCATGCCAGGTACTCCAGCCGCTGATGCTGGTCCAGCTCCTGACCCAGCAAGCGAACCCATGAACAGAATGATAGATCGAGCAATGGCTCGAAGACAAGGAATGGCGTAATGGCACCCCGTGGTTTATATGCAAATATTCATGCGAAAAGGCGTAGAATTAAAGCCGGATCTGGAGAGACAATGCGTAAGCCTGGTTCGCCAGGTGCCCCCACTGCTGCCAATTTCAAACGTGCCGCAAAGACTGCCAAGAAAAGACCCAAAAAGCGGAGAGCCTGATGGCGAAGCCACGAAAAGGCAAGGCGAAAGTCAAGATCACAGCCAGCGGGAAAAAGGTCAGTTACGGTCAGGCGGGAAAAGCTAGGGACGGGGGTCCAAGGGTTCGCCCTGGAGGATCTAAAGGTCATAGCTACTGTGCCCGATCATATGCCCAGCTTAAAAAATTTAAGAAAGCGGCGAGTGATCCCAACAGCCCCCTTCGGCTTTCGAGAAAGCGTTGGAAGTGTAAAGGAAAAAGAAGTGTTGCATAGGGACGACGCATAACTTTTTACATGAGATACTGCACTTGTTTGTCACAGGCCGCGCATACACCGCCGCTACTATAGACAGACATGAGTAACGCTTTTAAATACACGATGCCATTTTCCGTGTTTTCCAAGAGCAACAGTTTTTTATTTTTTCATTTTGGAGAACCTTATTATGGTTACAGCAATTAACGGGCTACGAGGTCCAGGCTCCTTCGGGCCAGACTTTCGCCCAACCAACTACAGGGAAACGCTAACCCTGTTAGAGCCAAATGGCTCCGCGCCATTGAACGCTCTTTTAGCGATGACATCAGGCGAGGCTTCTGATGACCCGAAGATAAACTTGTTCAGAGATGAATTGCCAGATCGCGTTGTGAAGATCAACAATTCTGGAGGTTACAATGCTTCAGCAACAACGCTCACAATCGATCAGGACAGTGAGTCTGCATTCCTTATCGCTGGCACATTGCTTTGCAACCCAGCAACTGGTGAGGTGATGCGAGTTACTTCTGATTCAGCTCAGAACGGAACGTCTATTTCGGTTGCAAGAAACCTTGGAACAACTAACTTGCAAATCGCCGACGACGCAGAACTATTTGTCTGTGGTTATGCCGCAGAAGATGGTGCTGACATAGGGTCCCCAATAAGTTTTGATCCTGTCGTTGTGAGTAATTTTCTTCAGATATTCAGAACTTCATTTGCCGTGACGGGCTCGATGCAGGCCACCTACAGGCGAACTGGAGATGCTGAAGACGAGTACTCAATGAAAGCACTCAAGCTTCACATGCAGGAAATTGAAAGAGCAATGTTCTTTGGACACAAGCACACAGAGAACACAGGCCAGAACAACGAGCGACGATATACTGGTGGAATTTTAACCAGCATCACAAACGTCATTGACGGCGCGACTTTTTCAACGCCTGGTCAATTGACTGAAGACGCTTTCGATACTCTTCTCATCGACACAATCTTTGCATTCGGGTCCAGCCAAAAGGTTGCATTCGTCGGGCCAAAAGTCGCCGGACACTTGCAGCGATTTGGTAAAGCTCGTTGGCAACCAACGATGATTGAAGGGGCGTATGGAGTGAACATCACCTCGTACAACACGACAGCGGGTCAATTATTAGTGCATCTCCATCCTCAGTTCAGACAAATTCCAACAATGAACCAAGGTATGGTGATCATCGACATGTCTCAGATCAAGTATCGCTACCTCCAAGGGCGCGACACTCAGCTCCTTAGAGACAGACAAAGCCCAGGTCGGGACGCCGTTCAGCACGAATTTTTGAGTGAGTGCGGCCTAGAGCTTATGCAGGATAAGGTCCACACGTTCATCAAAGGATGGGCAACGACCGCTTAACCTTCTTCTCCTTGGGAGGGCTTCGGCCCTCCCATCCCTTACTACAGACTGAAAGGAACCAAATGATGCCAACCGTAGGTGGTCGAAAATACGCTTATACTCCGGCTGGGAAAGCCGCCGCGAAGAAAGCAAAGCAGAAAATGATGGCTAAGAAAACAATGAAGAAGAAGACGCGAAGAGCGTGACGATGAACTGCTGGTTTTGCGGCCCTGACCAACAGTTAATCTGGGGAGGTGATTTCGACTTCCAAGATTACGGTCTAGAGGGCGATGGCATAATTGCCAACCTGAGTTGCCCAAAATGCGGATCATATGTCGAGGCTCGGACAGCTCTCAACGAAGAAGAAATTGAAGAGCAGAGATGCGAGTGCGGTGAGAACGCTAAATGCCAATGTGACGATTGCGAGTGCAATTAGCAAAGGAAGATAAGTGATGAAAAAACCACCACTGCCCATGCCTAATCCTCGGTATGAAGAGCAATATACCCCAACCCTTGGTCAGTACACAAAAGCTTATGCACCTGGACTTGGCGCGGCAATGGGGATTGCATTGATGGGCTTGTTTGAAGCTGCTTCAGAAATGCGTAACAAACCCGATTATGGCGATCAAAGAATGGCTCGGCGCAAGGCCGAACATAATGAAAGTATGAGGCAACGGCGGTTGGTCCAGGCACAAGATGATCTTTACGATATGCGTAAAATAAACCCAAAGTTCCTGACTAAAGAAGAAAGGAAATACAGGAACAGAGCTATTAAAGATGCGGAAAGAACTATAAAGACAAACTCTCCCAGATCGTTTGCATCAAAAGTTACGGGACAAGTAGTTAAGAGAGCCAGCCCAGCGGCGGCTCTTTTTACTCTTTTAGATTTTTTGCAAGGAACCCCAGCGGGAGAAGGTTCCGCAAAGTTTGGACCAGGGGCAAGGAAGTAATGTTAGGAATCCTGTACATACGACTGTGCGGAAAATGAGAATTGATCTGATCAAAGGTACGTTTGTTGTATTTATAGTCGTTTCATTTTTTGTTTTTTTTTTGTTACTTGCCTTTTGTACGGAAGTTAGTAGCGAGTCCAAGGCACCTGGCGTTAATAACGGTCAATGCATTCCCATTCCAAAAATGATCGACATCATAAAAAATCGTTTTAAGGAAACGGTTGTATTTAAAGGAACAAACAACAGGGGAGAGATGGTCTTGATTTCTCACAATCCTCTTACAAAAAGCTGGTCAGCAATCAACCAATACCAAGGGCAGTTTTTTTGTCTGGTCGCATTCGGCTCGGATGGATTAGTTATGCCGGAATTAGAAGATGATGGAAATAGCGAACCTAAATCAAATTAGCATAGATCTTGTTGAGCTGATAGCTCCCCTCCTCGCTCTGACTTTATCCATAGGCATTGGGCTATGGGCAAAAGATGCCCTTGATGCCCTCATAAAAGGATTAACATTTAGAGCAGATACAGCGATTGAAGAAGGTTGCACCGTCTATATAGACGGAGACAAGGCTACAATAATAAAGATTGGTATATTCAAGACAACTTTCCAAATAACAAATGGTCGAGGCGTTACCTGGCGTTACGTTCCTAACAAAAGAATTGAGTTCTTAAAGTTGGAAAAAGTCATAGAGCCTCCCGAAGATGATGTCCATTAACGGGACGACATCAAACCAAAGTTAGTCCACAAATAAGCTTCATAATTAAGGAGCGTTTTATGGACGATATCGATACAGAAATTCCCGTTAAAGCAAAAAAAGCCGCCGCAAAAAAAGCGAAAGAAAAGCAAGTTGAGAAAACAGCAGATGCTGTTTTTGTCTGTTTAGACCCCACACTGCCCAGCTTCTCTCTCATTCTAGATGGTGACTACAAAATCAGGGGAATGAAAAACAAAGACGGGCAAGTCGTTTTTAAGATCCCAGGCAAGGATGTTGAGAGAGTGCGGCAACATTATCACGTTACTACAGGCAGACTGGTTGAAGCCTAATGCCAGTCCATGCAAAAAAAGTAGAGCATCCAGTAATCGGAACGCGAGAAGCTCCAGAGAGTACGCGATTAGCTCCTCATGTTTTTAGGGGGAGCAAACACGCCCCTCTTGAAAACTTGGTTGCTATTGCTCTCCGGCGATATGGTGATTTTAGCTCACGCCGTGTGACAGGCGATGTCGTTTTGATGTTCATCGAGCTTGCGAATGAAGTCGTGGAAATGATCAATTCACACCCATATTATTCTGGTACGACTATTCAGTACTACAACTCACAAACCGACTTCAGAGAAATCGAAGACGCTATTATGGTGCGTGGATTACTCGCACTTTATGCAGAACAGCAGGCAAGTGAGAAGTATCCAAACGCACGGCTAGAGTTTGCAAGACACCTCAATGGCATTCTGTACAGTCGCAAATATAAAGGTGGTGTTCGCCACGAAATGACAAGTGTCGAGAACACTGACCCTATGCGCGACATGAACGGAGATAATGCGGCTCTGGCTCTCTAATGAAAAGCAAGTCACCAGCTCTCATACCAAACCGACTATCGGCGTACTATGCCTTTCGGGGACTTGATAGATCTCGTCCCCTTATAGGGATGGATGATGGTGAAAAGCAGCCTTTATTCAATCTCAACAATGCACACAGTCACTGGACAGGCACCCTCAAGCGGGATGTCGGATTGCTTGCTCGTTATAAATGGGCAATGGGAGAGGCAGTCCACCAAGACTTTTTCGATAGATCTGGTCTTGCTTTCGCAATACAGGATGGCAAAACCATAAGCCTTTACAGTGAGCGTGGTGCGAACTTCCCAGATGCGTTTCAGACAGATGTGCCTGTCACATCGATGAGCTTTGCAAACAAGCTCTACTTTATGTCCCCTGGCTTTCCCATGATCAAAACAGACGGTCTGACCTTTCAAAAAAGCACGGCATCGATCAGACCAGGATTTGCTGTTGGCATCCAAGGGCGTATATATGCGGCTGGCAGGACCGACAGGCCAAAAGAGATATCTATCAGCCGTGTGTTCGAGGACTTTCCAGACGATGAAATCTTTACCGCTGAAGAAACGAAACCCCTATCAGAGGTGACCAGGGCTGACTTTCTTGACCTTGCAAACGTACTAGGCTCCGCTGACGAGATTACTGGCCTCGCAAGATTTGAGTCAAACCGTCTAGCTATTTTTACAAACGATCAGACTATCGTCTTCAAGGTTGATCCAGACTACACACAGCGTGAGATTGACAACAGAGCTAATGTCCAGCTTGGAGCGATCAGTCATAATGGCATTGTCCAAGTCGGATCAGATGTCATCTTCTGCTCCAGGCACGGCGTACACTCACTAATTAGGTCTGCTGAAAACGGGCTCACCATTGATAGCAGAACGCTCTCTTACGAAGTAGAAAGACTATACAAGCAATTACTAAAAGACTGCATAGGGCCAAGGTTCGTCACGGCAACCTACGATCAGGATCTTGGACGGTTGCATATCTTTTTCCCTATGGCGAGTGGTCAACATAAGCAACTCGTCGCGGAGTTTCGTAGAGGATATGAGAGCCTTACTTGGGCGACATCAGATGCGGGTGCCGCAAGATGCGGAGCCTTTCTCGCAGGCTCCATGACATTTGGCACAAGGGGCACGATCTACAGCCGCCTAGATGAGACAGTAGAATTACAGCCAGAAGACGACATAACAGACGATTTCATCCGACCAGCTATGAATATAGACACGCCCATTTTGTGGCACGGCTCGATAGATGAGCAAAAAGAAGCAACGGCTCTTGTTGTCCAGGCCGCTGGCAGTGGGATGTTGCGAGTTTCTGCATTCGATGAACAAGGCGATGAACTGCTTGTTGAAGAGATTGCGATACAAAGACGGGACGACAATCCCAACAAATTCCCTAATGATAGTCTTGACTTACAGTTTAGGCTTCCGTTCCAGCTTAGATACCGTGGCGTACAGCTTCGGTTTGAAAGTTTGGACATGGGCGACATCGAAATTTTGGGCTTTGCAATCGAATTGAAAAAGGCATAAGCAATGGCACGTATCCAACAAATACATCCTGGGAACTATAGATCATCAGGTAATATTGACGACGAGTTTTCCTCAGTCATTAGGTACTTGGTAAGCGGTGAGAAAGGGGACTATACGCTCGGCGAACTGTTGTCCGTTCTGTTTGACGACACGGGCACACTGAAGTCTCCTGTAGAAATGCGATTAGACGGCTCAACAAATTTGCAATATCGCGTAGGCTCGTACACTGATTCGACTTCCGGCTGGATTACAATTGCCCCAGCTTCTGCAATAAGCGGTGCCCCAGGAGCAGACCTCGGTACAATTGAGGGACCGCTATTCTCTCAGGGGACATCTTATACAGCGACATCAGGCCAAACTGTATTTAACTATGAAATCGACACTGGCGACGATGTCATGGTTTTTATCAACGGCGTACTGCAAGCCGCATCGACAGTAACCATCTCTACGACCAATAACACCATCACATTATCTAGCGGTGTCACTGCTGGTCATATCGTTTACATAATTAAGATAAGAGCGCAGTCAGTCTCTAACTATCGTCGCTCCGATCAGCAAGCCACAAACAACCAAGCTGTGTTTCCATTTACTCACACCGCCGACGAGAACATCCTTGTCTTCCGCAACGGCCTCTTCCAAAACCCTGGTGGTTCTAATGACTATACATCGTCATCAGCACAGAACACGGTTACATTTAATACTGCCCTCTCCTCTACAGATCTAGTCTCTGTAATCACCGTCGAAAACACAGCGGTAAAAAGTGTTAGCGGTCTAATGACCCGTGATGGATACACAGATGCAAATGGTTTTATCCCATTCAACAAGCTGGCAGTAAGTGCTGGCGAGATCCCACAGGACAGGATCAATGGTTTAGCGGCTCTTACATCTGACAGGGGCAAGGTATTTGTCTCCCCGACTGCTCCCACTGGAGCAGGCAATGCTGTAGCAGGGAACATCTGGATTGACACCTCCACGAGCCCTGACACACCGAAGTTTTACGACGGCGTTCAGTGGCTGAACTTTGCCGCAACGACAACGATCCCAGAGTTTTTCACGACAGATGCAAATAAAGTACTGCACATAAACTCTTCTGGGACGGCATTAGAATTTAAGAACGTAGACACATCAGCCTTTGTATTGCTATCAACAGTTGGAGCGGCATCTGGTGTGGCAAGTTTAGATTCAAATGGTCGGCTTCCCTCATCCCAGCTTCCAACCGTAATGAACCTAGACAGTTTTGATTTCATCGACACATCGACCATTAGTGCCCCGACAGATTTTAACATCAAAAGAATTTACAAAGAAGCTGCTCGTATCGACTCCATCTATTTAAAGGTAAACAGCGGCACTTGCGATGTCACTATACAAGTGGACGGCACAA